CGCTGGGGCAGATGAAGGCCCGCGCGGATATGGCGATGGCCGCTATCCGCGCCCTGGAGGCGGAGGGGGTGAGTTATGAGGATGCCGCCGACCGCATGGATGCTTCGTTGAGCGAGCATCTTCCGCTGGGAACTCTTGTGAAGACATGGGAGGAAGCCCAGGAACGCATCAGGACGGAACAGGCCCGCAACCCGGAGTTCAAGGTTCCGGCCATGGATGCCCCGTTTTCCAACGCTTATGTGACGAAGGTCCGCCGGGGAGATACGTTCCGCCGGGTGTTGAGGTATGCCCGCGGGAATGCGACGGTGGAGGATTTGATGGAGGAAACGATGGAACAGGCTGTCATCTCCTGGCAGGCGGAGCAGGGTTTGACCTGGGGCGAGTTCGGCGCGATGCTCCAGGAGGCGCAGAGGGTGATGAATGAGTTGTTCCCGGAGGCGCGGGGGGAGGAGATGCAGTTTATTCACCTGGACGCCGGGAAGCCGGTGACGGGTCATGACGCGATTGAGGCGTTTTCCAAGATCGGGCGTTCCCGCTGGCTGGCGGACGCGGTGAATCATCCTTCCCTGCCCTCCTGGCTGCGGAAGCTGCTGAATCACCTGGTGAAGTTCCTGGGGGCTTTCAAGGCGCGCGTGGAGCTGGGCGAGATGGTACGCCAGGCGGAGGAACAGGGCGTGTTTACCCTGCCGGTGCGGCAGGCGCTGGCGGTGATGCTGGACGCGGGGAATGCCCTGTACCGGGACCAGCAGGGGGATTTGATGGAGTTGTCCATGGAGCGGGCCAGAGCGCAGGCGGAGCTGGACGCGATGTTTGGCGCGGGCGTGGCGACGGAGGCCCGGACGCTGGAGGATGAGCTGGCGGAGAGCAGGAAGGAGGATGAGGAGCGCCGGAAGGAGGCCGAGGATGAGGCGCGGGCGCCGGAGAATTCCCCGGAGGCGCAGGAGGCGCGGCGCGAGCGGGAGCAGGCCCGCGTGGAGGCGCTGGGCGAGCCGGATGGGTCAGGGGTGTTTAACGGGGCGTTTATTGAGGTTCAGGAGGGGGTGCGCCTTGGGTTTATTGATAAAAATAAGCTGACGCTTTGCCCGGATGTGCCCCAGTTTAAGCAGGGCGCGGATGAGCAGACCGGGGTGGTGAATCCGATTGTGGGGGCGTGGCAGCGCAACGCCGCGCCGATTTCCGTGTGGCGGCGGGAGGATGGTTCTTTACAGGTGATCAGCGGACGGCACCGTTTTAACGCCTGCACGGATGAGGATATTAATTGCACGGTGTATGATGAGGCGGCCGGGTTTGATTTGGATTGGGCGCAGACGCATGACGTGGAGAATAATATCCGGGACGGGCAGGCTTCCCTGTTTGAGATTGCCCGGTACGTGAGCCAGAAAGGGTTGACGAAGGAGGAGGCTGTGGAGAGGGGGATTTTCCGCAAGGGACAGTCCCGGCGCGGGGTGGAACTGGGCATGTACGGCTGTTCCGATTTGCTGGACGCGCTGGGCAATGAGCTGGTTTCCCCGGATGACGCCTGGCGGGTGGCGATGGCGTTCCGCAATCAGACCGAGGTGCAGCGGGCCGGGCTGCGGGCCCTGATGGAGGGGAAGAGCTGGCAACAGGCTTTTGCCGTGATGCAGGTGGCCGCGAATATGGACCGCATCCGCGGGCTGGCGGAGGCGGCCGGGATGACGTTTGAGACGGATTTGTTCGGCAATTCCCACGCGGAGGAGTATTTTGCAAGGCTGGCGCAGTACGCCGCCGCCCGCGTGAGCGAGCTGACGAGGGAGATTTCTTCTATCAGCGGGGCGAGCAGGCGCCCGGAGACGGCCAGGAAGTATGGCGTGGATGTGAGGGATGCCGGCGCGCTGGAGGCGGTGGTGAAGGATTTGAAGGCACAGAGGGCCCGATGGCAGAACTTCGGCCTGCATGAGGATTTGATTAAGGAGGCCAATGACGCCGTGATGGTGGAGCTGGGGGTGAAGACGCGGGAGGAGGTGGACCGGGAGAACGGGGTTCTTCCTTTGGAGGCGCCGGAACAGGAGGCGGTTTCCGCCGATACGGGGATGTTGCAGCTTTCCCAGGATGTGAGCCGGATGCTGGACGCGGCGCTGGCGAGGGGGGCCGCCCCTGCGGAAGATGAGGCTCCCGCAGCGAATTTTTCCCTGGTGTCCATTCCTTCCGGGGAGGTGATCACTACCGCCGCCGAGATGCGGGCGAGGTTGAAGCCGTTGCAGGGCAAGGTGTTCGTTAATAAGAATACGGGGATCCAGGCCGTGATTGAGGCGCGCGTTTCCGGCAAGACGGTGGGCAAGGCCGGGGCGGCCCAGATGTCCGTGGCGAATTTGAAGGCGCTTGGGTTTTCCGCGGAGGAGGCCCGGAGGGTTCATTATACGGCTGCGGCCCGCATTCACGAGTTGTTTGAGAATGCGGAGGATGGATTTTTTGAAGAGGCGTATAAACAAGATTCGTCAAAAGCCGGAGCCTATCATTTTTTCAATACAGTAGATATTGGAGGGATAGGAGCGTTTGATGTTAATGTTACAGCAATCAAATACGTTAAGGAACAGGAAGGTAACGTTCTTTACACGCTGGAATTGACTATAGAAAACCCCGCCGCTAGGGGAGCTGCTAGCCGGGAAGGCCGCCTACCTACACCCTTTAAGGACGGGGTTTCTACCCGTAATTTATCTTCCTATCGTTCGTTTGTCGAGAAGGAAAAGGCGGCTGTCAGGAAGAAGGCGGTCGCTGACGGGACGTTCATGAAGGCACCTAACGGAGCGAATACGAATCTGACGGAAGACCAGTGGCTTGCCGTGCGCACGGCGGCGTTTAAGAATTGGTTTGGGGATTGGGAGCATGACCCGCAGAACGCTTCCAAGGTGGTGGACGAGAACGGGGAGCCGAGGGTGGTGTATCATGGGAGCCATCAATGGTTTACTTCTTTTAACGATGGCAAGCAGAGACAGCAGAGCGGCGCCCCGGCAGGCACGATATTCGCTAATGATAACCGGGAGATAGCGGTAAGTTTTGCGGATTATTACGGGGGCCACGCAGACGAGGTGATTTTGGATCCGAATGATGAACGCCACCCGCGCTATTCCTGGGGGATTTACAGAGAAGGCGGCATTTATGACTTGTTCATGAATGTCCGGAATCCGCTGGTGGTGGATTTTGAAGGGAGGCCATGGCTTGATTCTTCAAAGGGTGGCGACATCAACGCTTTGTGCAGTAAGGCAAAGGAGAGTGGGCATGATGGGGTGATTGCTTTGAATATCGTGGATGTAGGTCTCAATGATCAGGAGAATGTCCCTGCTTCTACGGATTATGTGGCCTTTGATTCCGTACAGGTGAAGAGCGCCGCGCAGAACCGGGGGACGTATGACCCGAAGAATCCGGATATTACGTTTTCCATTGTTTCGGCACAGGAACAGGGCCTGTTCCGGGACGGCCATTTTGAGGCGGGCAACGCGGTGATTACGGAACCGGGGGTGACGTTTTCCATTGCCGCCCTGCATGCTTCCCCGCATTCTTTCCGGAAGTTTGATACGGCGTTCATGGGCAAGGGGGAAGGAGCGCAGGCGTATGGCTGGGGGCTGTATTTTGCGGAGAATCCGAAGGTGAACCGGAGTTATATGAACCAGTT